CGCTTTAGGTCCTTTCACTCCGTTTGCGGCATTAGCAGATTATCTTTATAGATTGGGAAAACCAAAAGGTTATTTTGAAAGAGAGTATGGATTTAGGTTGCATGACAACGATAAAGTGTCAGAGAAAATGAGTATAAGAGAATTGTCTACATCATTAACAGGTGGAGCATTTGGTAGAGCAGGTGTGAGTTTAGATATGATTGATGGATTAGCTAAAGTTTTAGCACAAGAAGGCAACTTATCTGATCAAACTAAATTTTCTGAGGCGGGTGCAAGATTTGCTGGAAATTATCTCAGCACTTTTGTTGTAGGTGCAGGAATGATTAAAGATGTATATGCTATGACTAATCCAGAGTATAGATTGTTAACAGACAATACAGATGTAGAGTTTGTACCTTACATGTTAAAACAAGCTACTAGATCATTCCCTATGGAAGCACACGCAGATGGTGATGGATTCTTTGAGAGACCAGTGCAAACATCTCCTTACAAATCTAGTGGTATAATGAATCATATGCCTCTTTTTAGACAAATATCAGGATTAACTCCACAAGAGCCAAGAAATACTGCACAAAAAGAATTAGATAGATTGAGATTAGATTATGTAGAAGTAGCACCTAGAAAGTTAGGAGACCCTGAGGCTAATAGAGATGCTAGACTATTTACTGGATATGCCCTTGAAGGCTACTTAGCAGACTATATAAATAGTCCTGAGTATCGTGCTTTAAAAAATGATTATCAAAAAAAGAAAGCATTAAAAATAGAAATGGCTAACATAAAAAATGAGGCATTGGCTTATGCTTTAAAAGAACAAGATTGGGATACATCAGAAGATATAGAAAGAAAAAATAAAGCTCGTTATCTTAAACTTAGATCATTAGATAGAAAAATAATAGAAAGAGAATGGAAAGACAGAAATCCTAATGACGAATTAGGACAAGATGATTATGGGGAATTATTAGACATAGGATTAGATTTAAGACTTATTAAAAGCAAACCTATATTGAAGTAATATATCTAAGTATACCCATTAACAAAGCAGTACACGCTACTCCGTTAACAAAAAGTAATGCTCTATCGTGCCAAAGATAAGCCATACCTGCAAGGCATGCAGTGCCTACGCAAGAGGATATTAGATCGTAGAAGGGAAACACACCTACTGCCCTGCATATTATCCCTGACACGATGAACATTGAACCTACCCATTTTAAATACCAAGATAGGTCATGAGTTGGAGTTATTTTTTGCATTGAACTCCTTTAACTTTTTAAAGGTTATTTCAGCTAAACTATTTATAAGCCTCAAGTTTTCTATGATTTCTTCTAGCTTTTTAGACGCTGTATTATTTTTTTGTTGCATAAATTTTTTAGCTTCTTCTTCTAGCTTCATTTTTTTCTGCCTGTCTATAATAGGCAAAGTTATAACCTCTCTGCCATTCCCTATGTTGCATGGTACTTTCGGGAAAGGGGTTCTTTTTATTTAATCGGAATCCAGTCAATCCTTGGTTGTACTGCAACTTTAATGGTGCATCATACTTACCCAAGCCTCGTTCCTTTCTACTTAGATTCTTTTGGTTTTTCTTTTGTTTTTGCATCTTCTTCTTTTCTAGGCTCTAAGTATTTTATAACCATCATTAGTTTATCGTCATACATAGAAACCTTTTCTAATTCTTTATCAATAGTTTCTATAACATCTGAGTGTTCTCCAACACCTACTGGCTGACGTAAATATACCTCTACATTAGACAAATGTTTATTTATGTTACCTACATAATAAGACTTTAAAGCCGCTACTAACATATCTCTCATTTATAACTCCTTAACTAGCTTCAATATCAACAATCTCGCATACACCCGCAGTGCAAGCAAGTTCTTTACTGCCACTTGTGCTGTCTTCTTTTTCAAAGTCTCTTAACTTTTTCCAATCAATAGAAGGTGGCATTTTATCCATAAGTTTTTTGTATTCTTTTTCATCTATGTCCTGATAAGGTGCTTGTTTGTATGTATGTTCACTAAAAGGCAGAAAGGAAATACCCGATACTGAATCAAAATTTTCATACACCCAAGCACCCACTTCCATCCATTCATGCTCTTTAACAGAAACAGTTATTGATGGTTTATGTTCGCACCAATACTTCTGATATTTCAACCAAAAGTTTAACTGTTCTATAGCAGTCATGGCTGTCCGTGTCACTGCACCTGATGGTGCTTTCATTGGGAAACTAAAAACTACCACACTATCAGGTTTCATAACATCAGGTTCATTAGGAATTTTAGACTCTTTCATAAACTGTGTCAAGGGATCTTTATTATCTCCTCTAACAGTTCTGACATAATATGGATTATGTCTTGCATGAATGCCACTAGCACTATCAACTAACTGTGAAACAGTTCCTGAAGGCTTAACACAAGTTATAGCAGTTGATTGTGGTATTCCTAAATCTTTGGCTATCTTTTTATTTGTCTCAACAGCTACGTTTTTTAACTCTGTTAAAGTAGTTTCTAAGTTTGGATTATCTTTTAATACTTCACAATCTAATATGCCTGTAAGTGAAACACCTAATAGTCTTTCTTCTTCAGTGTTGTCCTTCCATACTTTGCGTAAATATTTAAATTCCGTAAGAGTAGATTGAAATGTGCCTAAAATTGTAGCTAATCTAACTTTCTCTTTTAATGAATTAATATCATCTTGTTCACGTGCAACAACTTCAGTTAAATTACAAAATTGATATGGTCTTAGTATTATCTCACTGCAAGGATTACAACCAAATTGTATGTAATCTAAAGGTAACACAGGCTTTTCTACCAAAGCATATTTTCTTCTTTTATTTTTAGCTGCTTGTTTGATAGCTGATTCTCTATTAAAAATGCCACGCTCTCCTGATTTAGATTCATATAAAGCTGTCCACTCTCTCATAAATGTACCCATCTCAGGTTTACCTTTAAATGCTACAGAGTTATTAGCTAATGCTCTTTGCCCTTCATTCTCCCACCATTGTCCTGACTTTGCATGTCTCATTTGATCATCACCTAAATTAGATAAAGATATAAGTGCAGAACGTCTAACACCACCAACAACTACAACTTCACCTATCTTGCACATGATGTCATGACATTCAATAGGATATAATCTTCTGCCTGCAGCTTTTTTAAATATAGCAACACAAAAATTATATAAATCGACTAAAGGTTGAGGGCCGCTTGCTCTACCTCCAAATGTTTTTAATCTTGCACCTGCGGGTCTTACTTGTGACACATCAAGTGATGGGATTTGACCTACATATAACATAGCAATAAGCTCACGAGTTGCCCTTGCCCATCCGGGTCTACTGTCAGCAACAGTTATTACAGTTGTACTATTTTCAAAATGCTCATTGACTACAGGTAGTTTATCTACATTCTCTCTTTCAACAGAGAATCCTACACCTGTACCACACATAAGGATATACATACACTCATCAAATGAACGAGGACTATCAACAGGTATGTAACTGCAATTATAACCTGCAACATGACATCTGTCTAAAGCAACACCTGCTGTCATTAATGCTCTCATACTAGGCATGACACCTAAAGACATAATACTGTCAGACAATTTCTGACGCAAAGCTTTTGTTAAAACATAATTATGTTTACTAAATAAATGATTATCCATGTAATCAAAATATCTTCCTACGGTTTCAGCCCATGTTTCTCTTCTTTGCTCATCATCTTTCCATCTTGCATATCTAGATAGTGCAATAAAGTTTTGATAATCTGTTGGTAAATAATTGTTCACTTATTTCTCCTTAGTGTCTATTTTTATGCTTATTAACTTAAATCCCCCAACTTCATGTATTATATCCTTTAGATAGTCGTAAATCTCTGCACCTATATCTCCGTCTGAGGGTACGGGATATTCTTTTGAATCAACAGAGATGGTCATCGTAATTTTAACTTGTATCATTTTCCTTGAGTTCTTTTATTAGCTCATTGAGATACCACTGTGCTTTTTCTAAATCTTGCACACCGTCTTTATACTGATATCTCCAAATATATTTCATTATATTGCCTTGAAGATAATATTTAAAACCTTCTCCTAGCATTGCCTTTATAGCTTGAATGGTTTCTATACCAGCTTTATTATAATGTGGTGGACTATTAACCATATCCGTTTGTTCTTGCGACTGTTTCATTTTTCTATACTCATTACCTACTTGACTATATATTCTTTTTATATCTTCTCTGTACATTCCCATTATTTCATACCTTTATTTTTAAAATCT